CCACAATTTGGCTAACCTCCCCAAGACTGGAGTATTTGAATCGGTTAAACTGATTGAAACACATTTTTCTGTCATCTTCACATGAGGATCACATAGTGCATCAGTTGTCGTTCCAAACTTTGATATCTGTCGTAATAAATCACAACAGTTGTTGGGATCACCATTCCATACATCAGGGCCATAATATCTGGCGAGGAAATTAACTCCTGGTTCGCCATGATTCGCATATTCAAATGTCGTCTCATGTCCTAGGAGTTTTGCGGCAGCTTTGTGTGTGTCGCCATCTAGATCTGCGCATAGTCCATCGTCTCCACCAAATTCACATCCATGTTCTAGTTTCGACCAAGCTTGGGAATGGTCGAAGAACTTACCCTCATGTTTTGTCATGCGGTAAGCAACGTATGCTATGAATGCATTTTCAATTGTATTGAAAATTGATGTTTCCGGTGAACCAGATAATCTAGTTGTTCCAGTTTGATAGGATACACCGTGCTTAGTGTATCCTTTCAAATTTCTCTGTGATTTTAGGAGTGTGTCCAATGTTTCATGATGTGTTGTCTTAAACAACCTCATCATATAGGCATCCGTGAGTTCACGTCCAATATTGGAGACGTGTCCGTCCATTCGGCTAAAGTCACTCATTAGTAACCTTTCCTTTGCATACATTGCTATGTCTGCTACACGAAGTGAAATGGCTTTTGGAGTCTTACCAAAAGTATACCATGTTGACTTCTTTATATGTGTTGCAGCGGGATAACAATAGCGTGAGTATTCCATTTTGTCGACTCCTGAGATTGTTGATATGTTTCTCGGGTCTCCATATTTTCCATATGCTTCTCGTTTCTGAAATGACTTGACTGTTTGCTTATAGTCAGGTCCCATACGATCCGCTTCTTGTAGTGTGCGGGTTTGTGTTGGTCTGTTTTGTTTTTCATAAACTATTTCATGGTCTGACGGATCAATTGCATTTGGTTCTGGGATACATGCATGTATAAAGTCGTGCATACAACTTTGTAGGAATGCTGATGAAGGGAGGGGCTTAGTGTGTGCTATCTTGGTAACACGTGATGCTATACATTGCTGATCATTGGCTTTATTGTCCACGGGTGCTGCGGGCAAATTACCTATGATTGGACTCATGAATGCTGTCAATGTTTTACGATCGACTTCTGGGTCATGGTTCTTTACATCGAATGAATAATGCTGTATACTTTCAGATTTATCGTACACGTACAATGCGCTGCGTTCGAACGTCTTGTAAAATCCTCGTAATAACTGTGAATGGGCTTTGCTTAACGACATTTGGCCTAGATGTGATTCTATAGCTCCTGCTGTTAAAGCGCTACCTCCATATTTAGCAGTTGCGGCTAAACCTTCATATGTTATTAGGGGTATGGTCGTGGATATTTGCGAGTTGTCTTCGCTTATTGATACTGTTGTATCTCCAACTTCATCTAGTCGATGGATTACATTGTGGTTTCCTACAAGTGGTTCAAAACGTTCAAGTGTTTTGGAATAGATTAACTGTGATAATTCAGCAGGAAATCCTTCCCAACGGCCTAATGGAATTAGTAAAACAATACATCGATGGTCACTCAATGAGCGACGTTCGACCGTGTATGCTACTGTTAGGTCACGTAAAGTATTAGTTGCAACTAATACATCTTGTCCGTAGTTCCAAAGCTTGTGTTTGAAAACTGAACCGCCAGCTACTCTGGTATTTATCTCATTATCTGAGAACCAGAATGCTGTATCCAACAGTTTACCTGCTGGGGCGGTTGGTTGGATAGTGTAAATCATGATTGGTTGGTTGTAATCCAACATGATCTG